TAATGCCGCCTAACGAACACGGCTTTGTGCTGCTGCCTTGTTCGGATTTTATTAGCAGCACCTACTTTCTGGCAGTAGCATAAAGCCGGTGTTACCATTAGTGTTTTACCTCAAAAACTCAATTTACCAATGAATAAAGAATTTATTTTATGCGCTGCAATTTGGATAAATGACGGATTAAAGCATGAATCACAACCAGAAAATATTGAAAGCGGTTTTGTGATTTGCGGTAGGCGACACCATAATTGCTATCAAACTATTAAATCATTGACAAATCAAACCCCTAACGAAAGAATAGGAAATTTGATTAATTCAATGACAGCAGAAGAACAAAGAAAGCATCAAGGATTCATAACTTCATTCGATAGATATGTAGATAGAAATGAGGCTTTTAAAATTGCATCTGAAAACAATCAGATTCAGTACGGGAAGAAAGCAAGCGAGAATGGCGAAGAATTTATTTTAATTAGCGAAAATTTATATTAGTATGGTTCTTGTCAACTCAAAAACATTGATGGTAACGGATATATGTACAACTTAATCACAACTAACAATAAATCAATTAAATAAATCATGAACATCGGAAAGTATATAGAATTGTATTCCGAAGATCTTCGCCTCAAGAACTACTCTGACAATACAATAAAGAACTACTGCTCACAGGTTGAGCTGTTTCTCAAGTATTTCAACAGTTCAGTTACGAAACCCAGCGAAATATCAGAGAAAAAGATTAAACAGTGGCTTTTAATGGCTAACACCATTAACTCGAGAAAGCATCGTTTGTCAGCAGTTAAACTGTTCTATTCGCTCACAGGTAAGCAGCCGTTAAAATTCAAATATATCGAGTATCCACGCTCAGAAAAGAAACTCCCGATTGTACTAAGCCAGGAAGAAATTCAGCGAATGTTTAATGCATGTGAAAACCGGAAGCATAAAGTTATTCTTAGCTTACTTTACGCCTGCGGGCTTCGCGTGTCCGAGCTCATTAATCTCAGATGGAGAGATATTGACCGAAGCAGAATGGTGATCAATATCATCGGAGCAAAAGGGCACAAAGATCGTCAGGTTATGCTTCCTGAGGTTATTATCCCTTTACTGGAAGAATATTACAGGAAGTATAGGCCAGTTGAATTTGTGCTCAACGGTCAGTTCGGTCCGCAATATTCAAGCACGAGTGTTGGAGAAGTCATCAAGCAATTGGCAACCAAGGCGGGAATACAGAAAAGAGTATATACTCACCTGATGAGACATTGCTCATTCACACACATGCTTGAGAATGGTACTGATCTGAATATTATTCAACGCATTGCCGGCCATAATTCAGTTAAAACGACGGCAATCTACGCTCATATCTCTCATAATCTCATCAGCAAAGTACAATCTCCTATTGCACAGATTAATATATAAGCAACTATTAATTTCTTTGCCAATCAGCCCGGCGATAGCCGGGCTTTTTAATTCATGAGCGCGTAGCGCGAATACCTTTTTTCTTCTTTCCCTAGCGGTGATGTTTCCCCGCTACCCCTTTTTATCTTGATAAAGTACATTGGTGCAAAATATCAAAAATTGCAATCTAAAGCGCTGAAAGCCATATAAGTATATATTTTTTTTATTTTTTTTGTCTTTTAACAAGATAGACTTAGTTAATTATTAGAAAAAAATCGTGCATTCGTACGTACTAAAATTTAATTTTTATAACATATTGAATATTAAATTATTATAAGCACGATTTTCCGTACTAAAATTGCACGAAAATGTACAAATTGGTACTAATTTCTTTTTCGTGCGCGGTACTTTTGCACAACATATTGAGTATTAATTATTTATATTTTTTTCAGTACTAAAGTACTCGCGTACTAAAATTTATGAGATTTTGACCAAGTATGTGTGTCAATCGAGTTGAGATGAAATAGAAAAAATCACTCTTTTTTTTCAAAAATCATACTTGCAATTTTGCTTTTTATTTCCTATATAGATGATCGACGTTTCAGTTATTATCCCGTACAACCGCGACCGAGGATTCCTGCGCGATGCAGTGGCCAGCGCCAAGGCATCAAAAAACGTAAAAATGGAAGTGATCCTGGCCAAAGGTGACCAAACGCTAGGTAAAAACTTCAACCAGGGATTAAAAAAAGCAACCGGTAAATATGTGAAGATCCTCGCCGAAGACGACCTGCTCACCGTGAGCGGGCTCAGTCACCTGGTAAATGCCATGAACGGATTTGATTTCGTATGTGCCAACTCCGAAAACTTCGGCCGCAAAAACTACATCATGAAAAGCACGGCCCCGGCATCGCTGGCACACCTGCTGCAGCGCAACACCATACATGGCGGCACAGTGCTATACAGCCGCGAAATGCTGATTGCTGTTGGAGGAATGGACGAAAGCATATGGACCGGTGAAGAGCTGGAACTTCACTACAGGCTGTTATCACTCGGCTATAAATGCGGCTATGTTGACGCCACCGTGTGCCGGTATAGGCTTCACGATGCGCAGAAAAGCATAGGAGCATCGGTGGCCACAGCCGACTATAAGCGCCAACGGGCTGAATGTATCAACACCTTTCGAGAAAAATACAAAGCAATGTTATGAAAGCATGGTGCATAAATCTCGATAGCCGCTTCGAGCGGTGGAAAGCTTTCCTTTCGGACGACGAGCTTTATTCATTAGTTGAAACAGAGCGGTTCCCTGCCATTTACAACAAGAACGGAGCCCTTGGCTGCGTAATGTCGCACCTTGAAGTGATGAAGCGTTTCGATGCCAATGATATGAACATCATTTTCGAAGACGACTTCGTGCGTGTGGACAATATAAGTCACATCACCGAAGCCATAAGCCAGTTGCCTGCCGACTGGCACTGCCTGTACCTTGGCGCAATGCTTCACGAACACCTTACCAGGTATTCGCCAAAGCTGTTCAGGCTGCAATCGGGATGGTGCAACCATGGCATCATATACAACGGCCGTACCGTAGCCGATGAAATACTCAGGCATACGCCCGAAGAGATCCACGGCAAGTGGCGCAACATCGATACATGGATGGCGCATGAGATTCAGCCGAGGTTCAACTGCTTCATCACCGACCCGATCATTGGCATACAGCATCCAGGCTACAGCGATATCATACGCCGTCAACGCGACTATGATATGATAAGCCGCTATTTATCCTTTACTACACAACAACCAGGCAATACTTTTACACCATGAGTGACCTTCTCACAATAAAACTTAAGCCATACCTGCAGGAATACCTTATTTGTAAACTGGGAGATCCTGTTAATGCATCTACAAGGAATATAGTTGGCGCGCTGTTACGTCCGCTGCTTCAATACAGGCCTAAAGATGTTGACCATGAGTTTATTGACGGACCTGATTATATGCAAATAAATATCGTTCAATACAATTTTATTGATATAAGACAAGGAACCGTGTGGATGCATCCCGACAACCAGGTAATATTTGAAAAACAGCTTGATGCTCATTTCAAAGACCTGTTCATGTCTTATATGAACGATAAAGTAAGGTATTCACTTCTTGACCGAAAGGGAAAGGTGATCAGAAACAGCCAGATAAAAAACATCATTCTTCAATTTTGTAGTGACTATAACTTAACTTTCAACAGTATTACTTACGAAATGCTTAAGAAATACTACTACAGGAAAAGTCAAGAATTTGAGAAAAAACTTCCCCACAAAATGTCCCTGCGATGTCCCTTAATTTTTCTGTAAAACGCCATGAATAATTTCACCCAATTCGATCTTCACGAAATATTAGGAGGAGCCTGCGATTTTAAATTCATCCCGGTAACGGATGTTAGCACTGTTCCCCTTCCGGTTGACGGCATCATTACCGATGCCATTACCCTGGTAGCAGGCAAGCAATGGTTCACGGGTTACGCTTCACAGGGGAGTCTTCAGCTCGACGAAAGCCGCGAAGAAACAGCAGCGGGAAACGTTAACAACGTAACCGTCAAAGCTTTCTATCCCGACATATCCACGGCAATGCCCGCCATCCTCGAGGAAATGCTCCCTTACAGGTACCTGGTGCAGCTTACCGACCTCAATGGAAATGTACGTCTGTGCGGATCACTCACCGAGCCGCTCATGTTCAGCTTCATCCGGAGCACAAAAGCATCGCCTTCTGAACGGCCAGGGTACGATATCCAGTTCGCGGGAAGGATGAAAACACCCTGCTATATTTACCAGGAGCCTACAGTATCGTAGCTTACAGCCCTCAGTCCTTTATCTTATTATATAGGTATGCTAACATTGCAGCGTCAAAACCAACGAAACTGCAATGAAATTCCGCATACTATCAGCCATTCTGCGCCAGGCATGGGCTATTGATGAACGCTACGCCATTGCCAACGGCGGCATAATTGCAGGCATGATCAACGGGATGGAACTGGACGAAGATCCTGAACCGGTTGAAGAAACCACCCATCTTCCTTATGCTGTTTCGATAGCCGGAGAATCACGCCGATATTCGAGTTACGACGACGCACCCAGCGAAAGCATTGCCGTGATACCGGTCATCGGTCCCCTCATGAAGGAAGACGAAGACGACTGCGGCGTTTTTACTGCCGGCATGAACACACTGGGAAGGCGCCTGCAGGAAGCCGATCAGCATCCTAACATAAGCAGTATTATTCTTTATATCGATTCACCGGGTGGTACCGTTGACGGCACTGCCGCTTTTGCCGATATTGTAAAATCAGCCGAAAAGCCGGTGGTAACATTCATTGACGGACTAATGGCCAGCGCCGCACTCTGGATTGGTACATCTGCCAGCCGCGTGGTGGCCCAGAACGTAACCACCGAGATAGGATCCATCGGCGTAATGATCAGCTTCCAGGATATGCAACCCTTGTGGGAAGCCAAGGGAGTAAAATTCCACCGCATTGTTGCCGACCAGAGCCGAAATAAGAATAAGCCGTTCATGGACGCGCTGACAGGTGACTACGAAGCCATAAAGAAAGAAAGCCTTAACCCTCTGGCCGATCTCTTTATCGATGCCGTAAAAGCTAACCGCCCTGCGGTTACCGAACAGGATGTATTTACCGGCAAAATGTATTTCGCCGGAGATGCGCTTAAACTTGGCCTTATCGACGAGATCGGCAATTTCGACATAGCTATTCAGCGGGCCCAGGAGCTCACCGAAGAACGCAAAATACAACTCATTCATACCCCAATTAAACCTACCGCCATGAAACTTCCACGTTTATCGGCTGTTTTAGGTGTTGAAAACCTTGAAGTAGGTGAAGAAGGCCTTATGCTCTCCCAGGAACAACTGGAACAGCTTGAAGGTCGCATCTCCGATCCATCAGGTACCAGCGCCGAAGGAGCCATCCAGCCTGAAGCTGCCAATACCGAATTGCAGTCGCAGCTCGAAGCAAGCCAGAACCGCATTTCGGAGCTTGAATCCGAACTTGCCGAAGCCCGCCGGCTACCGGCCGAGAATCCCGCTGTTGCAAAGGTCGAAAACGATGCAGCCGCACAATCAGACGATCTGAACCATATGCTCGAAGGAATGAGCATGAAGGAGCGTATCGATTATCTAAACGGAAAATAATTTTTCAGACACCTTAATCCACAGCTACCATGTCACTTGTTAATGTAACCTCTCTTCAGCGAGCAGCCGAAAAATATAATCCAACGCTGCAAACGCTTCCGTTTATGATGCTTGAGGAAACGCTCACCGCTCTCGAGATCAACCAAATGGAAATCGCTGCCAAGGATATCCTTATGCAGTTCCAGCGTAAGGCAGGCCTTGCCCGTCCTTATAACGCCAACAGTACCATCGGATATGCCGGCGAAGTTGGCAAAATCAAAGAAATTCCTCTCGAAGTAGTTACTTCGTATGCCGCGCTGAAGGAGCACATCCAGGCATACAAGGACTCGAAACTCATCCTTAACAGCGTTGAAGACCAAAAGATCGACAACCAGCTTAAAAAACACCCGCTCGAAGTACAGATCATCAGTGCAAAGCTGAAGACCATCTGCGAAGATATCATCGATTACCTGTTTTATGGTGAACGCGATGATGCCGGACTCAGTCCTGTCGATATGTTCGACGGATTCTACACACAGGTCGCAGCTAAAATAATTACCGGTGAAATTGCTACCGAAGAAGGTAACCTGGTAAATTCAGGCGCTTTGTCGGCTCCGTCATCCAGTTCCGATACTTCGGCATGGGATAACCTGGTCGGATTCATCCGTTCGGCTCATCCTTCGCTTCGCAAAAACGCCGTTCTGTACATCACCGGCGATGCCCTTTTCAACGCCATGGATGCCCTCAAGAACGCTATTGCATATAAAAACGTGATGGCTTTCGACGAGTTTGCTCGGCAGCTCAACGGCGAAACCAAGAGCAACATCAGGATTATTTCCGAAACCGCCCTCGGTACCGGAAGCCGCCTCATGCTCTGCAAACCCCGCAACCTCGATTTCGGCATGAACACCAAGTCCGATGTCGACTTCTGCCAGGTTCGCAATCCTTTCGAAGACCCCAACCTCGTTCAGTTCTGGACCCAGTGGGATGCAGGTTGCCGCGTGCGCAGCATCCACAAAAAGGAATTCCAGGTGAATGAGCAGACCAGCACTGCCCTCGAACTTTCGGGCGACTACACCTCCTAATTCATTCTCGTCGAAAAATGGGGCGTTATCCGCGCCCCTTTCTTCGATAAACCCCATCGAAAAAATTTCAACCATGAAAAAATACTTTAAAAACCTTATGCTGGTCTTTCGCTGCATAGCGATAGTGCTTTTGGTATTTTCCGTCGTATCCTGGTTTACCGGGCCTCCCGATTTTACAGGAATAGGTTTGGCAATGGCTTTCGCTTTTAACGACATGACGTACGAAGATGAGCCTGAAAACATGGGAGGTTTTATGGGAGTGGCTTATATCGGTTTCATAAACCATATAGAAACTTTTCCTACCCGCACCGAAAACCCGACTACCGACGATGAAGCGATAAAGCTGAATGGTAATTTCGTCATGAAGGCCAATAAGCACTTTATTCAGGTATATGTTACACCTGGAACGTTTGACGGAACCGCCGAAAATCAGGGCGAAATTGACGCCAAGTCGTTCCATCCGAAAGGAGAGTTTCTCTATCCGGGTACGCAGGCGGAATGCCTTGCCTTCTGCCGTAAGATAAACAACGCCCGCGCCGTGCTCATAGGTATCAATCCGAACACCGGAGAGCGCTACCTGTGGGGCGAACAGTACCTGCCTGTCACCTTCAAGCCGAAGGTTACTTACGGCAAACTGCCGGCGGATCGCCGTGGAGCTACCATTGAGTGGGAATGCGACAGCTTTGCACCGGCCTGGATTTATGAAGGCACCATTCCGCTCAGCGCTTCAACCATACCTGCAATAAGCTAAGCCATGGAACTGTTTCGACTGGTGGGCCTTCATCACCCGGGGAGAGTTAATGTGCTCAAGTACGGCACCATTGAACTTGCTAACGTATCAGATCAGGTAGCTGTTGACCTCTGGCGTAACGGCTGCCCGTATTTGGAACCTACCGAAGAGGGTCGAAAAATCTTCTTCCCAAACGAGGTAAAGATCGACGTTGAAGAAATTTTCGAAGCGAAGCCTCCGGCAACGAAGGTACCCAAGCCAAAGAATAAGGCTAAAAAAACGATTAAATAAAGGATTGGTTTTTTGTGAAGGCCCCGAATGCGGGGCCTTTTTTTTGCGACAAATAAGCGCAGTTATGTCCTTTCCATCCTTACAGTGATGCGCTATGTTTGCTTTACTATGAAGATAGCCATACTTATAACAACTTACAACCGTCCCGATCATCTCATCCGGCTGCTCAGGCAGATCGATAAGCAAAACGCTGATTGCGGCCATGAAATATCATTGATCATCGTAGCTGATGGCCCGCAGCAAGGTTACGACGAAGTAAATGAATACCTCATTTGTGCTGGTCGCGAAACAATAATAGAAACACCTGAACACCATGGTAAGATTGAATATTACAAGGTAATCAATGAGCTGTATAAAACCGCCAGGATGCTTCACACTTTTGAGCATTTTGATTATTTCATCCAGTTGCCTGACGATGTGGAGTTGCACCGCGATTTCTTTACCAGCGCCATTGCCAGGTATGAAGTAATCAGGAATTATAACAAAGTGTGCCTGAACCTGCTCAACGATGGTCGCAAGCAGCCCGGTTGGGTATCGATGGATCCTGTAGCGGAAAAGTATGGGATTATACCGGTAATTCGATCCGGGTGGGTAGATATGTGCTTTATCAGCACCTGTAAATACTTTGATGCGCTAAACTGGACCATTGAACCGATAGATCCGGAATGGTCCGGAAATCCGCAGCGAAGTTCAGGCGTCGGTATGCAAATCAGCCGCCGTCTTTTCAACCTGCGTAAAGATATTTACATGGTAACTCCGTCGCTGGTTAGCCATGATTTGCACGAGAGTAAAATGCATCCGGAACACCGAAAGCAGGTGCCTCTCGTGTCATTTACGCCTAAAGCACCGGTTATTGCAGGCATGGCAACCATGCCGGGACGCGAAACGGCGCTTCAGGCAACAATACGCAGCCTGATCAACCAGGTAGATGAGCTGCACATCGTGCTTAATGGCTTTAAAAAGGTGCCGATATTCCTTAAACACCGAAAAATTACAGCCATTATTGACGAAAACAACACCTACGGCGATGCCGCCAAGTTCACCATTCTTGGTAAAAGCGGGTACCTGTTCTTCACCGATGACGATATTATTTACCCGGAAGATTATGTGCAAACGATGATCATGGCTATCGAAAATTACGACCGCCGGGCGATCATCACCAGTCACGGTAGAAGGTTTATCAACTGGCCCGTAAAATCATATTATCATGATAATTCCGTAAAGATCCGCTGCCTTGGGTCGCTCGACCGTGATTCTTGGGTGCATGTACCCGGCAGCGGAGTGATGGCTTTCCATTCAACCACCATCGGCATAACGCTGTCAGATTTTAAGGCCAAGAACATGGCTGATATTTGGGTTGGCGTGGCTGCACAGCGCGAGGAAACGCCCATAGTGGCCATAAAGCACCGTCAGGGATGGATTCGCGAAGCTACCGGATACGATGTTTCGCACAGCATACACGCCAGGCTCAACGGGCGTGATCAATACCAGACAAAGGTTATGAATTCAATAAAGTGGAAATTAAATACCTACGAACATGAACAAAGCACAACAGTGGCTCCGTGATCCAAGGCGAACTTACGCTGACGGAGTTAAAATTTACAAGGAGGTAATGGGCAATGATGCCTCATGTAAGTTTTTTAGCCAGGTAAGTAATGCCAAGCCTGGAACGCTTCACTTCAACATGCTCCTGGAGCGAATGCAGAAGGCTGCCAGGGTTGCCACGGTAAAGCAGGCAATCGTATTACCGGATATCACCATCGAAGAAATAAAGCCGGCAAAGAACGTTCCCGTTAGGCCAATTGCACCATCAAAAGAATCCGTCCGGCAAAAAACTGAACGATCGGTACGAATAGCCGATAATCCATACGTTGAGATCAGTAAACTACCTGAGGCCCTGCAGGAAGACTACAAACGGATCAAGGCAATACCCCGCGAGCTCGCGCAGGCTCACGGAGAGATGAAAGCTGCTAAAACTGATGCCGAACGTGCCGACAAGCTGCAGGTATGTAAGGATATGGAAAGAGAACGGAAGGAGTTGTGGTCAAAGATTGACGAATGGTGGGAGAAAAACAAGGAAGTTCAGCCGACTGGAACAGCGATCGAGTCAACTGTAGATGTGTCCAATATTGACAAACGGCTCGAAACGATTCGCAAAGCCATTAACAGAGCTGAAAATGAGCTGTCAAGCGGGAATCTTGATGCAAAAAAGAAATCAGCACGTAAAATAAAACTGGCTGCGTGGAAAAAGGAGCAGAAAGAATTACTGAAGCAGAAGTAAAATGCCGCAACAGGAATTGGTAAGTTTCGATAAAATACAGAAGTACCTTCTTGAAAAAAAGGAGGTTGCTGCTTTATACCTTACCGAAGCTGAAATGGATATCCGGCATCGCATTGCCACAGGTTTTACCGCATGGGTTGAATATCCGATTAAACCTGAGAAAGATATCGTCTCACTGTTAATGGAGCAGTTTGATATATCTCAGCGCCAGGCCTACAACGATGTATTTTCGATAAAAATGATGCTTGGCAATGTGAAGAATGCCCATAAAGAGTGGTATAGGTATATGGTGATCGAGATGGCAAAAGAAACTTACCAAAAAGCCAAAGAGTTGGACGATGCTAAAGCCATGGCCATGGCTTTGGACAAAATTGGGAAATACACCCGACTTGACCAGGTAGACGCCGAAGCGTTGCCGTGGGACCAGCTTGTACCGCCCAATTTTGAGCCTAGCAGTGACATCACTGTGCTCGGATTTAAACACGATCCAAATCTGGATGAGCGGCGCAAGCGACTTAAGCGAAAATATCTGCAGGAAATCGAAGATGCTGAACTGATTGACTGATGAGTGACGAAAAAACGGTAAAAAAATACTTCAATCGGGCTCAGTTACAATCTATGGCCATCGGCGCCAATATGGAATATATTGTCGCCAGCCGAGGCGTAGGGAAGTCGGAAGGCATCGATGCCCCTCGCCTCATCAGGAATGTGTTCGCTATGCCACGCAGCTCAGGCGCCCTGTTATCCCCCACATATGGTAAACTGCTACGCAACACCTTGCCTGCAGTTTTTCACGCCCTGGATCGGTTGGGCTACAAACGCGGGTATCATTATTTTGTCGGACGCCGTCCGGAGAAGTTGCTGAACTTCGCTAAGCCTTTTATCGATCCATTCGATTATGAATATGTGATTTGTTGGTTTAATGGAAGCATCCAACATCTGATTAGCTTCGACCGGCCTATGTCGGCCAACTCCATGAACCTGGATTATGTCTTAGCATTCGAAGCCAAGTTTCTCGATTATGACAAAGTGAAGAACGAAGTGCTGCCGGCTAACAGAGGCAATGCAAATTACTTCGGGCATTGCCCATGGCATCATGGCCAGTTGTATACTACCGACATGCCGACTAGCAAATCAGGCATGTGGATACTCGATAAGGAAAAGGAAATGGACGACGATCTGATTGACCTTATTCGCAGTATTTATTTCGAAATAAAGCACCTTGAAAACCTGGGCATGACTGACTCGTCCAGGTACCGGTCGTTGCGCAGCGATTTATCGGAATTCCGTAAAATCGCAACCTTTTACGCCGAATACAATGTATTCGACAATTTGGAAATTCTTGGTGAGAAGTTTATCGCCGATATGAAGCGCGACCTCCCGCCGTTGATATTCAGAACCGCTATTCTAAACCAGCGTATGCGCAAGGTTGAGAACGGATTCTACTCAGCGCTCAGCGAAAAGATTCACTATTACGATTCATACGATAACCATTATCTTGAAGGTCTTGATTACGACACGAAAGGTAAGCTGGACGACTGCCGTAAGGATGGCGATTTGGATCCGTCCAAGCCTCTCATTATTGCCAACGATTATAACGCTGCAATCAACACCATGGTTATTGGTCAGGTAGTAGATAGGGAGCTGCGCACGCTTAAGAGTATGTATGTGAAGACACCTCGTAAGCTGGCTGAGTTGATTGAAGACTTCTGCGCTTACTATGCTTACTTCCAGCTTAAGGAAGTGGTATATTACTATGATGCCACGGCCATTGCTGGAACACCAATTGACGCTCTTTCCTTTGCTGAAACAGTGAAGAGTGTCCTAACTAAGTACGGATGGAAGGTAACGGATGCTTACATCGGCAAACCTCTTGCTCACAACATAAAGCACAACTACATAGATCGTTCCCTCAAGGGTGATCCTGAGTATCTGTTCCCTTCATTCAACCGCGATAATAATGAGTACCTGCTTATCGCAATGGAGCAGACCGGCATCAGGATTGACCGCAACGGATTCCAGAAGGACAAGTCAGCCGAAAAGGATCCTGACTCACCAGAGGCACCAGACGAAGAGAAGACTCACATCACTGATGCATGGGATACGATGTTTATCGGTTGCAATATCTATCCGTCGCTAATGAGTACATGTGGCATGTCCGCTTCATCTTATCATTAATAGATACGTTTTCAATCAATTAAAGCCGGTTTATGCCGGCTTTTTATTTACTATCCCGCAGCATATAACATAAATTTTGGGATACGTTGCGGACAAATTGCGACAGGGCGGCGCGGGAAGAGAAGAAACACAGGAAAACGAGATTCCACTTTTGATATGTTTAAATATTTGCCTGTTTGCCACTTGTGCGTGAGAAATATGCAAACGGGAAACGACATTAAAATGATTGTAAATCAGCGGGGAAAATGACAGGAATATTGCCGTCCGGTTTTGTCCTTTAATTTTTTTCTATGCTGCTTTAGCTTCGTGACATGATTCACAAAAGCAAATTGCCAAAGCTCATGGAACGCCTGGATAAGGATCGTCGCCGTGTTGTTTTTTCTTTACAATATGTTAAGGAAAATGGTGAGAAGATAGAAATACCATCCGCTGTTTGCACCAGCACATTTAACGCTAACGATACGGCGAATATTAAACTGCTGCCAAGCCAGGAATTGAGGACCGTAAGCTTTATGGGGATCGTTCGATTCAATGATGAAGAAGTATTTGTATGACAAAGAAGACTGATCATATCATTCTTGATAATAACGGAATTGGGTATCTGCCTGGGGTTAAAGCTGCTGTCACAGTTAGCAGCCGCGAGATGTTTGCGGAACCAGACAGCCGGCCCATCTCTATTAAAATTGAAAATAAACAATACCGGGGCGTTGTACCATGGGGAAGTGACAATGACAGGCCGGCAAACATTATTACCAAGGTTGGTGCAAATCCCGTCCTGTCGAGCGGAATGCTTTTCAATATCCAAATGGGCTATGGAGAAGGAATAGTTGCCGGGCGATGGAGTTTTGAAGGAGGCAAGTGGGTATTTAGTCCTGTGACGGATAACGCTGATATCAACCGTTTTTTTGAGGAAAACGATATTAATGGATACCTGCTTGAACAGCTAACGGACCTGAATTTCTTTTACAATATTTTCCCTGAAATCATCCTTAGCCAAGATAAAAAGATCGTTCAGATATGCAGTAAAGAAGCGGCTTTTAGCCGGTGGGAAGAAATGAACGACCAGGGTATCATCGAAAACCATTTCTATTCCGCTTATTGGAGTCCCAATAAACCAGATAAAACAGTTGTGACGCCAGTACTCAACCGGCATAATCCTGTTCGAGACTTGAAGATCAGGATGGGACTGGAAAAAGACGCGAAAGGAGAGCTGCGTAAAGATCCTGAAGGATATCGTTACATCGTTCCGGTAAGCTTTCCTACTCCGGGACGTTCCTACTACCAAAAGCCTTACTGGTATTCAGTAATCGAAAGCGGATGGTATGATTATGCGCAGAAGATCCCTGAGTTTAAGAATGCGCTGATGGACAATCAGATGACCATAAAGTACCATGTGGAACTAATGAGTGACTATTTCCCAAAGATATTCAGCGAAGAAGGCATTACCACCGACGAGGCTAAGAAGGCCCGCATAAAGAAAGAGTACGACGACCTAAACAAATTCCTGAGCAGCGCCAAGAATACCGGTAAATCGGTAATATCATTTGTGCAGTATTCGCCCGACGGCAAAGAGATGCGACGCATGAAGATCACGCCAATTGAGAATCAGTTTAAAGGCGGCGAGTATGTAGAAGACAGCGAGGAAGCAAGCAACATCCTAAGCTACGGCATAGGCGTACATCCGTCGCTCATCGGCAGTAGTCCGGGAAAGAGTAAGACTATCAACGGGACGGAAGCCCGCGAGCTGTTCATCATAAAACAGGCATTGATTCGACCGCTTCGTGACAGGTTGTTGCGACCGCTTTACCTGGTGAAGAATTTCAACGGATGGGATGAGACCATTTCATTTGACATACCAAATATCGAGCTTACTACGCTAGACAGTGGAACCGGTTCAGAAAAAGTAATCAGCTAAACTTAAGCAGAATGCCTCTATTTAAAACGATAACCGATTTTCAGCTGTATATAAACGTAGTAGGTACGCTCAATATCGAGTCGCTGAAGCCTTACGAGCAGGATTCGCGTGAGAAATATCTCCGGCCATACCTTGGCGCTACCCTGCTTGGAGAACTTTTAGCCTATCAAAACGACGGTACCGTTCCCGTTTGGAGCGACATGGAGGCTGATGATGTAGAGGAAGCTCTTATGAGTCTGTTACCATATGTGCTAGGTCCTCTCGCGGCATTTATGATGTTAGAGGCAGCCCCGGCTCTGGACCTTAAGATCACTGAGAGCGGTTTTGCTGTAGTCAGCAATACAAATCTTGCCCCGGCCAGCGCCGAAAGGGTAAAGAACTTTAGGGCTTCGATGGAGCAAACGGGCTTTGGCCGAATTGAAACACTGCTCCGATTCCTGGAACAATACCAGTATAATTACCCGGGATGGGCTGCCAGTGATGCATATAGCCAGAGCACCCGTAATTTCATCAATACGGCTGAGATGTTTGACGGCATCGTACCTATTGAGGCTAGCCGTCTCCGATTTATGCGTATGCGTCCGACGATGGATAACGTAGAATTATTGCAGATTGAATCAGTGATCAGTAAAGAACTGGCCGATGTGATCCGCGACCAGGTCCGCGACAGCGATCTTACTCCTGATAACGAAACGTTGTTGATCCTGATCAGGCGAGCCGTGGCTTATCTTACTGCCGGCATTGAAATAGATTCCAAGTACACGCAAACAGGAGTGTCGTTCCTGAGCGAGGTAAAGAAGGTGCTGGATGCTAATCCGGAAGACTACCCTGAATATTATACCAGCGATTGCTACGATTCGACTAAGACCTCAAATGCTGCCTTCGAAAATTCAAAGGATGATACCTTGTTTGTTTTCGGAGGCTAAACCGCTAACTCTTTACATTATGATCCGACTTGTGAACTTTATTGAAAACACCTGGGATTTTATACTAAAGCTCATAGCCTTCGTCATCCTTTTTCTGGCTCCCATCAGCAATTATGTACATCTGGTGTTTGTGCTTATCGGGATCGACCTGATTACCGGTATTTATGCCTCGATGAAAGAGGGGCAGCGGTTCTCGGCAAAAAAACTACGATGTACCGTTGAGAAGTTTGTTTGTTATGCCCTTGCAATTATTGCCGCGTATCTGCTCCAAAGGATTATAAACGACGGTACCGAAATAGCCAGGATTGTAGCGCTTTATATCGGGGCCACCGAGTTGAAAAGTATCTATGAAAACATCAGCCGTGTGACAAAGACCGACATCGTAGCCATGCTGTGGGATGTTATCAAAGAGAAAATCAACGCCTACATACAGGCTTTGAGAGATAAAAATAAGGAAATCAAGCCATGATCATACTTCTGGACAACGGCCATGGCGCCAACACTGCCGGTAAACGCAGCCCGGTATGGCCCGACGGTTCACAATTATTCGAATACGAATTTAACCGCGATATTGCCGGTCGTATAAAAAAGGCATTCCCTAAACACGATGTAAGGATATTGGTACCTGAATTATGGGATGTTTCGTTGCAGGAGCGTGTTGCGAGGGCTAACTTTATCACCATGAATGCCGGCGCAAAGAACGTTCTCCTGATTAGTATACACGCCAATGCCGGCGGTGGAACCGGTTGGGAGGTGTGGACAACTCCCGGTGAAACGCTGAGCGACAAATATGCCACGATGCTGTTTACCGAGGCACATAAGCAACTCCCTGATTTCCCGGTCCGTCCTGATAATTCGGATGCCGATCCGGATAAGGAAGCCAATTTCTACATTTTAAAAAACACCATTTGCCCGGCTATATTGTCGGAAAACCTTTTTATGGATACCGAAAAAGACTGCCGCTTCCTGATGAGCGAGGAAGGAAGGAATACAATCGCGCAGGCTCACATCAATTTTATAAAGAGGATTATATGAAGTTCAACCTGAAATTTATCCCGTACCTGGTTATCGCCATGCTGCTGGTGATCGTATTCCTGCAGCGCGAATGCAACAAACCCAAGCCTTGCCCACCGCAAAACATAACCATCGATACTATTGCCGTTATCCATGACATTGATACGTTCACGATCGAAAAAACGGTATATAAGCCACATCCCGACACCGTACATGATTCCTTTCCCGCTTTTATTCCTGTTGATACCGGAGCTATCCTTGCCGACTACTACAAAGTGCGTGAATATAATGTTCCGCTACAAAACGACAGCGCGGCAAAGCTTTCGCTTCTGGCGAAGGTATATAGGAATACTTTACTTAAAAGTGAATTACGCGGGCAGATTTACCAGAAAACAACCACCATTATCCAGGACCACTATATTCAGCAGCCTGCAACGTTTAAGATATATGCCGGTTTCACCGCCGGGGCTATGTTACCCGACAAGTTCATTTTCGCGCCTTCAATGGCCGTAAACACCAAACAGGATCATCTGTACCTGCTCGGGTATGATCCTGTAAACAAACTGCCGTACATCACCTTCCTCTGGAAGATTCGTTTATCACGCCATCCTGGTTAGTTTGCATATTTGGTATTTTTCCGAGCGATAAGCCAGGCTATCTCATGGGCCCGGCTTTTTTATTTAATTTTTCGCCGGGCAGGTACAATTCGATGAAAATGCCTGACCAGTGAGGCGCTGGAATCGGACAGAGATAGGATGCGCTTCCTTCAACATAAGGAATAGGGTGCCGGTACATGATATCGCCAAACTAGTGAACCGCTCTGACCGTGCTATTTATGAGTTGGCGAGAAGGAAAAAGGTACCTTTCCGGCGCGGATATACCGAAACAGAGTTATATATTTTGGAAAATTTCCCCCTGGGAGCCGTTGCCGGAATCATTACCGATAAAAGCGCTAACGCCCTGAAATTGAAAAGGTGGAGAATGAAGAAATCAGTAAAAACATCAGCCTGCTAACGCAGGCTTTTTTTTGTCCTTTCCCCTGGCTATACTGTCATATAACTTCGTCGAAAAAAATGCCCGGAATGCGGACACTCACCATCGACAATGTAAAATTCAGCCTGCCGCAACGCTGGTCCGATCTTACTCCGGATCAGTTCCTGCAGGTAGCCAGGTTCTCAACACGCGAACTTTCGCTTGCCGAATTCCGCGTGCTGATGCTGCTCACGATTACCGGTTTGCGCGTGGCAAAGAAAAAACAGGTAGTTATCGACGACGAGGAATACTTTTACCTTCAGCATGGCCTTACACGGGAATTCCTGGTTAGCGCCGGCCAGTTGCTCGCTATATGCAAATCGTTCGATTTTATGTTTCGCAAGGAAGGCCTTCCTGATGAGGAACCGGTTTACCGGCTCGAATATTCCGGCGTTCGCAACCTGTTGCCCGATATACCATCTTCCTACGGTACGCTGATTGGTCCCGCCGACGGCATCAGCAACATCCGCCTGAGCGAATATATAAAAGCCGAAACAGCTTATGCCGAATGGTGCAAAAACAAGCGTATACACAATGCATTGCAACTTGTAGCTGCATTATGGAGGCCAAGCAAAACCGGTTACGATCCCGATACCGACGCTACCGGCGATGCCCGCGAAGCTTATAACGGGTTCCTGGTCGACGACCGCGCCTGCAAACTGGCGTCGTTGCCGCGCGAATATATAAACGGGGCGCTGCTATTTTATGAAAGTTGCCGTCGCTTTATTAGCGATAAATGGCCAGAGGTGTACGAAGGCGAAAGTAGCAACGAGAAGGTTGATGCCTTTACGGGTTTCATGCGTCTGGTAAGCTCGCTGGCCGATAACGACGTGACAAAGGTTGAGGCTGTGCGCGAATCTTATTTATACGACACAATGTTCTCACTGCAGGCTATGGCCAGGCAGTACAAGAAAATGAAAGAACAAATGAAAAAATAATTCCAATGTTCGACTTTATAACCTACATGCAGCATATAGCTGAAAGCCTTACAGCCATTAGCCACAGCGAAACCAATAAAAGTTTTTTCCGCGTAAGCGGGCTCAACCAGATGGAAGAGCTGCTGCAAAATTTGTCAACGGCCAAATTCCCGGCGCTCATTGTTGAAGACATGCCCGAAGGCCGGTTTCTCGACGAGCGCAGCAACAACGTGATCGACCGTCGGTATTTCTCATTTTACGTGCTGAAACCGGCCAAAATTGAAGATGCCGCCGACCGATCGGCGGTGATCGACGAGTGCAAGGATATTGTGAATAAGATCATCAGCCGCATGTTCAAGAATTTTAAAGATGCGAATATTAATTACAACAGCGAATCCGGTATCATGCGAAACCTGGAACGCGGCAGCATCGGGTACCGTGCCGTGGGGCCCATCGGCGATAATTGTGTCGGTATATGGGTAAGCTTCACGCTCATCGATACCACGGATGTTATTTACAACGAAAGCGACTGGAACAGTGTCAGCTAATACCAACATACAACTCACGCTGCAGGCCTGGAGCGATATTGTTGAGGAGCGATGGCTCGATAAGATCCATAAGCTTGGCATAGGCCAAACGGGAATGCTTGAGAATAGTTTTCGTCACCAGGTGATTACCGACGGCGCCGGAAACCCGGAGCGCATTGAGTTTGCTTTTAATTTTTATGGACGGTTTGTTGATATAGGCGTTGGCCGCGGAATGCAGGCTGGCGTTACAAAGGATGATCCCGGATATTGGGATTACCGTGATTTTTACGGGCAACTCAATATCTACAAGAGAAAGAGTAAAAAGTGGTACAGCAATACTCTGTATGCCGAGCGGCAGAAGCTGGTGCGGATACTGGCCGATAAATACAGCCATATAGGCACTATTACAGTAGTTGAAACACTCACAAAGACAATTTAATATGGCATCAAATACAGATACCGCAAGAGCTGTAATCGACATCGACGGAAAGCAAGCCGAGGTAGAACTGGAAAAACTTAAAGAAGATGCCAAAGAACTGCGTGTTTTGCTGCGCCAGGCACAGGAAACCAATGATCTGGCCGGGTATAAGAAGCTTGAGGCGCAGCTTAAAGCTAATGCAGCCGCTCAAAAGCAGTTCAAAAAGGCTGTATTTGACGTGGATAATGTGCTGAAAAATCTGAACGGGAGCACATTGCGAGAACTCAACAAAGCATACGCAACGCTGAATACGCGCATGAAGGACGCGAAGCACTCTACTGATGATGAGCGGGCTTCTTATGCAAAATTGCAGAGCGACATGGTAGCGATTGATGCCCAGCGCAAAAAACTGACCGCCGGCATTCGTGACCATGAGAAATCCACTTCTTCGCTGGGGATAAGCGTTCGGTCGTTATGGGGAGGCATCGGGCAACTGGCTGCCGGTTTGGGTATTGCTACCGGGGCTTTTGAAATTGCAAAAGGGGTTGTTAATGCAACCGACACCGTTAGCGATAAATTCGAAGAAACTCTTGGAGGTATTAAAAGCGGATTGAATTATTTCGCCATAGCACTGACAAATCTTGATTTCTCCAATTTTCTTACCAATATGCGGGCAGCCATCAAAGCTGGAAAAGATTATGTGCAGCAAATAGATACTATAAACGAACGTACAAGAGGGATCGCGATTATTGAAGCAGATGATGCTAAACGGATCGCTCAACTTGATATTATCTCAAAAGATGTTACAAGAACAAAAGCGGAAAGGATTAATGCACTTAAGGAGATACTTGGAATTGAGCAAAAAAATGCAAATTTATCCGTGACACTTGCTGCAGATAAAGCAAATAGTGAGCTAAAATATGCATCACAGATGACCGGATTAAGCCAGAAGAGAATTAAAGAAATGCTTAAGGAAAATGCAACGAGTTATACAAGCGTAGAAGCCGCAAAAAAATATAACGATGCGCTGGTTACTCTTGCCACCCAACGTCCTACCGGTAACTTTATTGCTGATTGGATACTTACTGATAAGCAGGCAATACAGGAAGCGCATAAATATGTTAAAAGCGCATCTCCCGAATTAAAAAAGAATGCCGCTGATCTTCTGAAGCTTGGCAGAATTAATGAAGAACAATATGATAGAATTACCAGTGCTTTAACAGAAAGTGGTCAAGCTCAGGCGGCCTATTATGAAGATAACAATAAGCGATTAACCCGGTTATCAAAATTGAATAAGGGTATTTTGGATGATGAAGAAAAAGATCAAAAAAAACATGAAAAAACAGTTATTACCGCCTACGAAGAGATAGATAAGAAAATAAGCGATGCCGATAAAAACATAAAGGATGCCCTGGCTAAAGGGAATACTCCCCTGGCGGAAAAGTTTCTCCTGGAAAAGAAAGCCGCTGAGAAATTAAAGGAAACTATCGACGGAATACAAAAGGCACTTGAACTAGGACTGAGCCTTGAAGATATCAAGAAAACGCTTGAGTCTTTCGAAAAAATGGATTCCCGTGCCGCCGGCATTTTTAAAAAGGACACTTCGGATAAAGGCATAGCCGAATCAGTAAAGAAAGGCCTTTCCGTTTTAGGTGATAAACGCGCCGGCGGCGCCATGGGCCCGAGCGTGGATGATGAATCTCGCGAAAAATTGGAACAGGATGCGGCTGAAGCTTGGAAACAGGCTACAATAGACATAGCTGTTTCGATGAACGATGCCATATTCCAGATTACTGCCAATAGACAACAGGATGAATATGACCAAAAAATGAACCTCCTGGAGAAGCAACGCGAGAAGGAATTATCGAATAAAAATCTTACCGAAGAACAAAAAGAGGCGATCAACAAAAAATATGATGCAAAGCAGCGAAAATTAAAACAAGATGCTTTTAAGAAACAAAGGAATGCCGATTTCATTCAAAGCCTTATAAACACCGCGTTGGGCGTTGGCAGGGCTCTTGCTGCTCCTCCCGGTTGGCCGTACAATTCAGCAGCCGTTTTAACGGCTGGAATAGAAGGCCTTGCACAATCAGGTATCATTTTAGCGCAAAAGGTACCGGAATATGGCAAAGGCCGCTACACAGTTACCGGCGATTCCGGGAAAATTTATAAAGATATTTCCTATACCGGACCCGCCGTTACCGGTATCTATACCCGGCCGGCGCTGGTATCGGAAAGCGGTAAAGAGCTTATTATTGACGCACCAACCACCCGCAACCTGCAAATGAACTATCCCGAGATAATTGCCGCCGTCATGGCTGCCAGGATCCCGCAATATGCCGGCGGCCGGTATACATCTGCAACCGCTACGGCTTCGGGTGCCTCCGGATCACAAACGAGCACGATGATGGTTGATGCCATGAACCGTTTTGCCGATGCCGTGGACAGGCTCGAAAAAAACGGTGTAAAAGGAAATTGGGTTTATAAGGACTTTACCGATTTCGACGAAAAAGTAAAAGCCACCGAGTCGAGGGTCGGTCTGTAATTGTCCTTTCATTGATAGCCTTTAAGCGCGAATTTTGAAACTCTGAAACTTTTAAACTTATCACCGTGGCCCTCACTCTTCTTCAATCACCGCCAACGCTGTTGCTTGCCAGGCAGCCTGTAGTATTTGGGGTGTCGACCGATAGCGCCGAGGATCCGCTCCGACTGCAGTGCGAAGTTTCTGGTTACGGTACCGACAGCCTTCTGCCCGACAGCAACAAAAAGGCTTATTTCGATGTATCTGATTATATGCAGGGTGTGCCGGTTGTGAGCCTGGCGCTTACCGGATTCCCAAAAGCATATACTACCGGGTGCCCGGCATTTACCATCAATCTGAGCGAATTTTACGACGATGTAGCCAACAATACTGTTACCTATACGCGTTATGCACTCGCCGGGAAGGTACCGGCATGGAAGTATAATTTCTATTCTTCTTATGCCAGCTTCCTGGCTTACATCACTGCTACCAATGCCTTCCTTACCTGGTACCCGCGTACCGTCACCCGCACCGTCACGCCCGCGGAATCGCTCCGGATATATTGGCTTCAATTTATAAGTCCCAGCGCATATATTGTCGTGAAGCTCCGCACGGTGATCACCTTCACCGACGGCAGCACGGCCACCATGGACGAGGCCACCACCTTCCAGGCTAACCCGTACCGCGTATTCGAATGGGGTGTCGGCTATACAGAACTTGGCATTGCCGCCTGGGTAACCGCTAATCATCCCGGAAAAACGGTGCAAAGCTATTCGGTACAGGTGATGAAGTACGACACCGGCGTTTACAGCGCAGTGAGCGAAGCGCTTACTTTCGTTCTCGATAACAAATATTACGCTGATACCCGTCAGCTTATATTCCGAAACAGCCTGGGAGCTTTCGACACTCTGTTGCTGAAGGGCGTCGGGCAAAAGGAACATACCTTCGAACGCGAAACCGCCGATAAAAGTCGCGACTTGTCATCGGCCGAAACGGCAACTGTCGGCACTCCCGACCGCATTACATGGAACGTTTCCGGCAGGCGCAAAGTAAACGCCAGTACCGGGTGGATCAGCCGTGAAGAATTAGATTGGCTCAACGAGCTGATGGAAGCCACCGAAGTGTACGAACTCATCAGCGGCAAGCTGTACCCGGTAAACATCCAGAACGAGAAAATCACGCACTCGGCCGACAACGAGTTTATTCACAGCGCAACAATTGAATACGAATACGCCAACAATTCGCTGATTGAGAAAGCATGACAACCGACATATTCATAAGCAACGTCGCGGGTAATATTCCTACCGTTAACCAGCTTGAGCGGACGAAGGCTCATATTGGCTATAACCGCATCGACAGCATCCTGTACGGGCTTAAAATAGTCGGCGGGGTGAAAACCGTCACGATGCTGGGGATGGGATCGGCTCCCGGATCGCCTCACGACAGGATACACGCGATGGATTCGGTGCTGGATCATGCGGCTGTAGACGAATACGACCGTGGGAAGATACCGCAGGCAAACGCTGTTACCGGGGAATGGGAACTGGTGGCGATGCCTGAGCCTGTTGATGGCATTATGGATTGGAATACAAATGTGTATCAGCCTTACGCATCAAAACAAAAGGATCTGATGCATTATTATTTAGGAAACGAAGACCCTTCGGGCAGCGACAGGCTAAACCTTGATGCCGACTTTTACGCTTCTTATGTAAGGTCGGCGGTCGCCAAAACTGAATCGGGTCTGGCCGGAAGTTACATTTACGCTAAAGTAAAAAGCGGCTATTATCCTTCAACCGCACTTCGCGCCGTGAAACTCACAGCCAATACAGGTTACGCCAGCTTGTATTCGAAAGATGAAAGTGGATATATGCGGTATATTCCACTTTACGTCGGGAGTTATGACAACACGGGGAATCATCTGATTGTCGATAATTACGAGGATAAGTTTACGATAAACCTGCAATCGGTTTATTTTTCAAAAGGCACAGCTTCCAAGTTCCTGGCGCTCGACGAAAACAAAAAGGTTATTTTCAGCGATGCGGATAATTTCAGTCACTTTAAAGCCGGCGTCGATAACACCTTATACGACATATATAATTATAACGATGCTTCGCATTATATTGGAATTGACTTTGTTGCCGGTGACGGTATCTCGTTAAACGAAAGCTCAAGCGCAAACAAATGCCTCCAAATTGAGATAAGCAGCAGTTTTAAGGAATATGAGGGTTGGTATGCCGGCGATTATGCAATAGCTAGTGGATATACTGTTGATTTTGCCGGCAGCGATCATATTTCAATCACACCATCCAATACCGGCGCGGGCGTATATCAGTTTACTTTCGAGGTTACCGGATTTCCTTCAGGGTCCGGGCATCAATATTACCCCGCCGTATGGAGCGATACTGACGCTATCTCTGACTTCAATTCAACGCCGAGATGGTATTTTTCTTTCCCTTCGGGGCAGCAACTAGAGCAGGTATTGAGCCTTTCTTCGAATATTTCTTATAAAGAGAAGGTATATCCTGGTGGCCACGGAGCTACTGTTGGAGGAGCGGTAGCTTATTCCGGAAAGGAAATGTATATAAGCGACTATGGCATTTTAGAAACAAACAACGTTCAGACTGGTATGATCCTTAACGGGGATGTTTTATACGGGAAATATAGTGCTGGAAATTATGGGAAGTGTGCCGAAATGTACTTTGCAAGTGCAGAAAGCTTTACGAGCGAAGGATTTGGTACAACCTTTAATTTACGAGGCACAGTTGCCGGCGAAACATCGCTAAGCAATATTCTTTCGTCTGACGCATCCGGGAATGTGAAGATTGGATTACTGAATATGATAACAGCCGAAGGTGGTTTCGCCGTCAAATATACGGCCGGGCAAGCTCTTACGCGGGGGATGATTGTAGAAATTGGCAGTACAAACAATAATGTCGTTAAATCTTCGGCTTCATCAACCAAGCCGGTTGGCGTTGTATTAGCAAGCGTCAACAGCGGATCGGATGTTTGGATAGTGGTATCCGGTAAAGCTTACGTGCTTGCCGCAAGTGGCGTCACGCTTACCCGCGGATATTATGTATATACCAGCTCGACGGCCGGATACGCGAATAACTCTTCTGGCGTTCCGGCAACCTACAATACCGAGATCGGGCACGTTGTTTCAACAGGATCTTCGGGCGGACTGGCTTTATGTGTTTTACACTTTAACTAAAAAGTTCAATGGAAGAAAAAATTAAAAAAGAATTGGAAGAGCTTGAAAAGCTTAACCAGCAACTCAACGGTGAATTACAGGCAATTAACAGGCGTGCCGGATTCCTGCAACAGGAAATATTAAAAAACGCAGGGTCTATCATTACCCTGAAAAAATTACTCGGAACCGATAAGCCCAAAAAAACCGCCCCTGGGCATAACACGAAATAATGTCCTTTACTCAGCCTCGCGGAATGTGCAATTTCGGTCTATAAAAATTACTGACGATGTACACGCAAACTTTTCATTTTGATTTGGCTGATGGCGCCGCCAATCAGGATATAGCTATTCAGGGTTTTGTACCTTACTCTCTCCAGGTAGTTTGGAGCGGAGTGACAGGCGGAACCAACGGCACTGTAAAAATAAAACAGAGCAATGACGGTATAAACTTTGACCAGCTCAAGACCATTGACGCCGATGGCGCTGAAGCTGATTTCGGAATTGATATCGACAGCGCCAGCGGCTCCGAAAGCCTGGAAGACAAACTTGGATTTACCGGATTGCACATGCGTATTGCTGTGGCTGTCGGAGCTATCACCGCCGGGGCGTTAACGGTCGTTTTAAACCAAAAATAATCAACGCCATGGGCGATGTTATATCATTGCGGCCGGCATCCGGCCGGCAAAAACCAGGTCTTCCTTACGTCGGATTCCCGGAAAGAAATCCGTCACTAGGCTCAAAGTTGAACCTCTTAAAGTTCAATACACTTTTGCAAGACGGTAATGCTGTTGCATATTACGACCCTAAATCAACAGACGGAGCAGTAAGAGACATAAATGGGGCAGAAAGCATTTATTGGGATTTGCTTGTTGGTAAAGATCAAAGAGGGGAAGAACAGGCAAGCGGAGTTA